GATAACTACGGTATCTATTGCTAGAGTACCTGCACCAGTAATGGTTCCCCCAGTTATACCAGTACCATTGTTAGTTGCTACTGATGTAACCGTACCACCACTAGAAGGAGAACTATTAGTAATTGTAAAACTAGGATAAGTACCGCCTATTGTTATGCCAGTACCAGCAGTCAAAGCAACGGTTTGATCTGGGGCAGTATTAGTAACCGTAATATTACCCGAACCAGTTACAGGGCTATTAGCGACAGAGATACCAGTTCCAGCGGTGATTCCGACTGAGGTTACTGTACCTACCGAAAATGTCCTATTAGCGGATAGGTCTTGACTTGTACCATTGATAGTAATTGTGCGTGTCTGGGGAACATACGTTGCAGCAGCCACATTTGACCTTAAGTAAGGAGAAAGCATAGAAGCTGTGTCTGAGATATTAACTTTTAAGGCTAGCCCAGATGTCAAATTGCTCTGTACTGAATCAATACCTTTTTGCCTCCACCTTCTAGTAGATATTGTAATTGTATCAATAGCTAAAGTACCAGAGGTTGTAATAGGCCCTCCAGTTAATCCTGTGCCAGTATTTGAACCAACAGAGGTAACTGTGCCAGTACCAGAGGCGGCCCTTACAGCAGCAGTAGAATCAGCCAAAATCTTACGAGTAACATAGCCTAGTAAATTGGTAGAGGTAAGACTGTCCTTCCTCCTTAGAAAATAAGATGCCAAAGTAGCCGAATCTGCACTAACGACCTTGCCAACTTTAGATAACCCATACCCTACATTGTTGACATAATTATTCAACATCGTAGCAGTATCCGAAATGTTAAGTTTTAGGTTGATTCTATTTGATAAGCTAGCAGTATCTACTTTTCGTAAATAAGGACTAAGCATAGATGCAGTATCGGATATATTTAGCTTATTGTTAAACGTAGTCCAATCAGCACTTGATAAAGCACCCCTATTAGTAGCCGAGGCAGTAGGTAAATTAAAAGTATGAGTAGCAGTAACAGAGTTTATGTTAAAGTCGGTACCAGCGGTTCCTGTAACTAAATACTGAGCCGGAGCAGTTAACCCATTTAAGGCTCCAATACCAGTAGTGAAGGTTGTATGAATCTCACCTACATAGCCATTCTGCGTATAAAGGGTTACCGTTTTACCATTCGTATTTGTGATATAAAATTGCACTACAATCCTGTCTGTTACAGCCAAAGGAGTTGTAGGGATACTTACAGACCAAGTATAAAGATTCGGTGTACTACCCTCAGTAATTTCCTCAATAGGGGAAGTAGCAATAGTAGTAATAGTTGAACCATCCCACTTTTCTACCTCAATCCAAATTTGAGCACTATTTGAACCACCACCAGATTCACTTAACCAAGCATCAATAGTCCAAACCCCAGCAGGGATTTGTAATAGCCCAGGCTTACCGGGATCAGTGATAAAGTTAGCCAATCCACCAGTAGTGTTTCTTGTAAAGTTAGCAGCAGCACCAGTATTAGCAGTATCTCCTAATTCATACATCTGTAAGCCGCCAAAAGTTCCCATGTTAACGCCACCATTAAAGTAGTAGATTTTACCACCACCGCCACCTCCGGCATTGCCAGTGCTATCATTGAAAGCCCAAGTATGGATTCCACCTTTAACATAAAACACAGAGTCAGAGCCACTTTTCTTATAGACCTGAGTAATATATTTATTAGTAGTGTCAGATGGGTTAAGTGAACCTCTTAGCTTAATCCACTGTGTACCAGTGTAAGTATAAACACTAGAATCAGAGGTGTTATAAAATAATCCCCCTGAGTTAGTAGAGCCACCAGTCCTAAGAGATGGTGTTGTACCTTTAGGAATGTGAAACGTAGAATCAAACATTCCTGCTATCCAACGGTATCTACCATTGATATTAGTATAGTTTGATGGGGCTTGCCCAAAAGCTACCTGACTAACTACTAAAAGTAAAACGAGCTTAAATATTCGTATCATATACTATGTTTATTGATTCTTGTTCTTCAAAAGGTATATTAGCATCAAATTGTAACACACCAGTAGAGGGATTGTAATGGACTTGCCTTGTATTGATTATAATATCATTAGGGCTTGTCAACACATCAAACTCTACACCACTACGAGCTACAAATAGCATTTTGACATAGGCGATAGCCCCATCAAGAATGCTGCTCTCTCCCGGTATTGGGTAATATGTTTCTCTTAATGTCATTAGTCTTTCCACATTGCCCAGACAGTCTCGCCGGGGTTAAAAGGTATATTTGAATCAAATGTGATCCTTCCTAATGCACTATTGAATAGCGCAGTCCTATTTGATGGACTTCCCGTAGTGATAGGATCATAGACAGTACCCTCTCTAGCTATGGCTAGAATGGTCTTGCCTTGTAATGACTTGCCATAAAATGACAAGCCTTGTATTGCGTTTTGCCCTGCAACCGTTGACCAGTAGTCCGAATCGACATCCTCATCAAACGATGGGCTAGATGGGCTGACATCCATTAAGAATGCCCCTGTACCGATAATGTTAACCGTACACTGGACAAAGGATTGCACATCCCCAGAGATAGGTAAGTTCTGTATCAAAGCCTCTCCCTCAATCGTTCTGATATCCCCATCTAAGTTAGTAAACTCAAACTGCCACTCTAAGGTTGACCTTCTTACTGATTCTTGCATTAAGTAAAAAGGACTATATCTGTCTCCGTTGTTATCTGTAACCAACACCCCAGAGGCAGAGCCAGACCATTCTGTTCTTCTAATTCTCCTTTTTGTAAAGAGGCCATCGTTAACAGAGGTCCTATTTATAATCTCATTAGTCAGCTCAAAAGAGCATGACTTGGCACAAAATACCGGATAAAAATTGCCATTGACCTTTATAGAGGCAATCATATTGGACCCTCTTACTACTTTACCATCGTTCATTCTTGGATATATTTGAACGAATGACCATTATAAGTCTTGGGTATAGTTGAATCATATACCTCAATCATATAAAGACCCCATTCGCAGTTATCGGTATCTTGTTCGTAGTGCAATAGCTTAAAAACCTTGTTTGTAGTAGCTGGATGTGTATCTTTTTGCCTATATACATGCCATAAATCTGGCAGGTCAGGCATATTGTCGTATGTTTTCTCTGTATCTAAACCATCAACCGTAGCCTCGAAAGCAGTAAATACCCTGTTGTATTGATTCCAGACCGCCTGATTCTGATGTTGACCATAGGGTAATTGGTCCTCTTGGGGAGGGTTACCTTGAAATTCTATTGAGTCGTAGAAGTTGCCAGACAAAGTATAGTCATAGGCTTTTATCTGTGCAGCCCCTACTATTTCGCTTTGTGTAGGCTCGGCAAAGGTTAAGATGGTCTTATTAGGTATCAACGCATACTCTACCGCTACAATTCTGTACTTGCCATTGTTAAGGCTAGTAAAGCTAACATCTACATAGTCGTTGATGTTAAAGTAAGGGGTATAAAAGCCATCTAAATTTACACCATAGCCATCAGCAAAAACCGCATTGCCATTGTATAAAGTATCTCCTAACTCTGTGAGTAGTAATGCCCCTTTCATTTCAATCCTAGGAGCATCTGACATAAAAACAGTTTCTTCTCTGACAGCCATGTTATCAACCTGCTGCTCAGATATATGCTGTTGGCCTTTTAGGACTGCATAAGAACCATTTACTCTTGGAGTTAGATTAATCCTTAAATTATTAAAATAAAAAGGAGCAAAAATATTAAAGTTGACAGCTAACCTAATCCAAATACGACCATCTGCTGGAACCTCTATTGTTGAATTTACCGTTGTATATTTAGGTAGTTCATCAGTAGGATCTAAAGAACTATCTAAAGTAGTACGCCACATTTGCGTAAACGGATTGTCAGCTATTGCAGCAGTTAATGGTTTTGGTTTACTAACCCACTGATTTACTATTGCAGATGGGTTGGTATTATCGTACTGCCAAGTATAATAATTGGTATCAGCCTCTAACCAAACGTGAACTGGGTTTACAATGTTCAAATTAACATCTTGCCCTACATCTACTGAAATCTCTAACCTATCTCCTTTCTGCACATAAAAAGGGCTAGACTTTACATAGTGTATAAAATCAGTTCCAGCCACATCATTATGCTGTACTACTAAATATTTACTAGTCTCAAAGCCATAAGAAAATTGTTTTACAATTTCCCCTTTTGCTCCTGCTTGTTGGTATAGGTCTAACCAAACCCCACCAGTGCCATCCCCAGCCCTAGCTAAAGTCCAACCCTCTGGCCTATAAACACCAGTAGAGGTTGGCTGTGTAGGGTCTGGCTCAGTAGTAGCTGTACCCCTTTCAAAATCTATATTTTGCACTATCTCTGTTGGATAGTTGTAATCAAAAGTATGTTTAACCGCTTTATAAGGCCTTTGGAGGCTCAATCTGGCATCATCGTTCATAAATGCCATGTCATAGTCGGCTCCAATATCTTTGACAAGATACGGATAATAATACCCTATAACATCTCCATTAGAAGTAAACTTACAAACCTTTTTTATCGCATAATGTGCCTCATCAGTTGACCGAATAAACCAAACATTGTTTTGTTGGCTAATATCGCAGAACTCCTTTAGCAACTTTTCTAATACACTCAAGCAATTTTCTAACTCTCCTATGCTAGTCTCAAAGGTCTGTGCATTTAGGTAGAGCATATTGTAAAAGTGGTCAGTAGCTAAATCATAAGTTGCAGAGACCTCTAACAGATTCATCTCTACCCAAATCTCTAATTGTAAGCCAGTTTTCTGTAAACACCATGCAATATATTTAATGAGCTGATGAGGTCCAGTTAGACTTCTGCTTTCGCTATCTGATAAAGTCAAATCCCTTAAAAAGGCTATGCCATCACTAGCTATTAACTCTAAAACATTAGGATCAGGCTGAAAGGTCTGCCCTAAATCTGAGATAGATAACCATCCAGAATAAATTACAGCATCTTCAGCATTGACCGCTACTTGTACTAAATACTCATTGTCTCCACCATTAGAGAAAGTCATAGCATTCACTAACTTATTAGTAAATACCCTTATCCTGCAACTTTTACTTTTTATAGGTGTAAACTTATCCTCTGAGTTATCAACTGTTTGTAGAACTATTGGTGCATCTGCTAATTCTAGAGCTACAATGCCCTCAAACTCAATATAGTATGTTTCCGTAGGTCCTGCACTCCTAACAACTTGTATTCTAATATCGTAATCATCAAATGGTACAATCCATTGATAAAAGGAAGTGGGCAATGGGTCATTTATAGTAATATCCGTATATGAGTTATCACCGGCTATTGAATAGCCTATAATTAAACTTGTAGTGTCTATTGGTAAACCTATCCAACTAAGATTCATTAGTTGATCGCCATCCCCTATGCTTGGGTCAGAGTAAAAGTGGAAACCATAGGGTAAAGGGTCTGCTGGGGCTGTATCTGTAATAGTTACATAGATAGTCTGCTCATTCGGGCTATTGTCCGAATAGTTAACTTGCGTATTAACAAAACTACCTTTGTAAATCTTACCCATTTACTCTGAGTTGACTCCTTTGTGTTCTAGCGTATGCTAAAATAATATCTTGTCCTCTAAGTGTTGTACCTCCGCCACCACGACCACCCATCATAGTTGCCAAGCCTTGACCAAAGGTAGGCAGCTCATCATTAGGTACGATAGTACCAGCCACATTAGGTACAAATAACTCTGGCCCTCTTTCTCCCACTAAGTAGGTCTTATTTCCACTTACTGGTCCACCCTCAGCCCTTGCACCTCCAAAGTTCTTTAATATAGCTGAAGCGGCTATGGCTGCAATACCATAACCAATAGCAACTGATCCCGGTATCGTTACACCAGTAGCAGATAGAATCTCATCAATACCTTTCTTTGCTATACCGTAAGCTATCAATGCCTTACCGATGGCATTTAGTAAATTACTCATAACTTCGACAATACCTTTGCCAAAATCCTCACCACTTACTAAATTACCAAGACTTTCTGCTAATCCTTCTAATCCACCTTGTAAGGCATTAACAAGATTCTGTTGTAATGCAATACCGGCCTGATTTATCTCTTTACCAGCATCTTTTAAGCCTTTAACAACTGCATTAGCGGCTTCCTTTGTTTGGGGTAATGTAAAATCAATCTTGACTTTACTAAAATCAAAATAATCCCTAATCTCTTGCTCTAAAACAGCCTTTTGTGGAGTTAAATCTCCTAATGGTTTCGCTAATGCTAATTGTCTGCCTTTTAGGTCTTGTTCAATAGTTCTCCCAATATCAAATAAAATATCCCCAGTCTTTATTGGCTGTGGTATTGTTAACTTAATATCTACTGGATATTCTACAACCTGTGGCTGCTCTAAAGTAAACTTAAATGCTCCTTGCCTCCATTTATCTAAAAATGCCTTAGCTTTTGCAAACTGCTCTGCTTCTGTATCTAAAGATGTGATATTTAATCTTATATCAATAGACTCATCTGTTGCAGCAGCAATTCTACGAGCTTCAGCAATCGTATCTTTAATTACATTGTTTATGCCACCTTTATCCTCTACTAGTGGCTTTATGCCTACACTTGTGGTTACAGCTTGGGTTAGCCCTTGCTGTAATCTAGATCTTGCATCGTTTAAGTCACCTAATGTGGTCTCTTGCTTTTTTAATTCTGCATTAGTAGAGGAGATTCTATTTTGTAGATTACGATAATTTTCTGTCTCTACTTCGACCTGCCCACGAATCTCAAATCTAGGTGTTCTGGCTAACTCATTCCTTAAAGTAACTAGCTCCTTTTGTAATTGCGTTACTCTATTTTGGACTTTAGTGGCATTGGTTTCAGCCTCATTTAATTTGCTGATAAAACCACTTTGTGCTTGTTGGTTTTGCAAGGCCTTATTGTACTCATCTTGCCTTGTCTTTAATAATTCTAACCCTTTTGCTGATAATGTAATATCACCAAAATAGGCCTTGTTTAGTGCCTGTAATTGTCTTAATGCGTTTTGTCTTTCTGCATCACTAGCAGATAAGTTATTTACGACTGCAACTAAAGCATTAACCCTAGCTATTTGTGCATTAGCACTTGACCCAAATTCTACGGTTAAATTACCAACAGTTCCACTAAGAGATTTGATTACTTCTTGTAATCTCTTAAATTCCTCAGCTTGACTATCTACTGCTCCTTTATTTTTAGATAAAGAGCCAAACCATCTGTCAAACCCAATCTGAGCAAATGTAATGGCTGAGGTAACAGCCGATAATGCCAAAGCGATACCGCCTGGACCAGTTAAAGACCCAAGTAATGATTTTAATGCACTACCTGTACCACCACTACTTTTTTGTAATTGTTGAAACGATTGTAATAAAGGGTCTAGGTTGTTTGCTATGGCAATAAAACCAAAAGGAGCATCTTGTACTACTCTACCTAAATTGGACATTGCCAAGGTTGCTTGATTTGCAGATTGAGGTATTTTACCAAATCCTCTCGCTGCATTTTCAGCACCTTTGCCAGCATTGTCAGAAGCTAATCTAGTTCGGTCTAGTTCTTTTTGGATATTAGATAATGACCGTAACGCTGCTTCAACATCCGCTGCTATCCTTATTTGTAAATCAGCCATTCTGCTTTATCCTTTTTAGTGCCTCTTTCTCTCTCTTTAGCTTTAGTAGATTCCGTACTTGATCCCGGTCTAGTTCGGCCTTAGATTCGAGCTGCCAGCTATCCATGACAAACCTCGCCCCATTACCCTTACCTATCAGAGCCTCGCATATTAAGGCTGTCTGAAACCTTAGACTGATAGCATCATATTTTACCTTATCAAAATACCCCTTTCGTAAAAGTAGGTACTCCTCGACCTCCAAACCATAAAACTCCACCGGAAGCAGACCAATCTGGCCAAAGGCTTCCGACCTCATCTCATCCCAAGTTAAGGATTTGCCACTTGGGTTAGGGCTTCCCCCTGGTCTTTAGGTTTATTAGCCTCTACAAACTTATTGATTAAACTAGCGGCATCGGACTCATCCATCGCACCTACCCAGTCTTGGACTTGCTCGATAGAGATAAACTCCTTAATGCCATTGACCTTGTTATAGCAGTTTAAGCCACCATAAACGAGACCACAGATAAAATCAAATTGTTTGTCTGGCTTGCTTAGAAGCTCAGACATCAACAAAGGATCGGAAGATGTAGCCTCTCCGTAGAACTTTGAGAACCACATCTTGCCGACATCCAGTGTTACATCCTTACCTCCGATTGTGTGTGTGATTTGTTTCATGTGTTTTAGCTTGCTGGTGTTGTATCAATGTCTCCCTCGATCTCGATAGTCATTGTGAACTTAGCAGTCTGACCGCTAACATTCTGCTGACCAAGAGCTGAAATCCAACCATAACCACCATGATAGATAGTCTCGGCTGAATCTGTCAGATGCCAGTACTTTTTAGTGTTGTTGGCATACAGAGTTTGGAAATCATTGAACGAAGCCTCATCAGCATCAGGTACAGTGTCAACTACCGCATTCAGAGTGAAACGGTTGTTCTGAGGTCCTAATACTTTCAAAGTTCCACAGTTAGTCTCATCACTAACTACGTTGCGGCTGCCATCGAATGATCCCTCACTCTGACACACAGCCGACTTTCTTGCACTACTCGGCGTGTCTGAGTATTCGATAAACATCACACTGCCGGAGATTGTTGTAGCATCTGCCATTTGTTTTTATTTAATTTTGATTAAGAATATGCTCGTATCTAAGTAAAAGCCTAAATAGTTTCTCAGAGCCATCATCTTCGTAAAGCTCGGTCTCTGATTGAATCGTTATCTGTGTAATCTGGTGGTCTGGTATGGTTATGCCAAAAGAGTTAGGACTGAGTATTATCTCATCGTAGATCTCTTGGGCTATATCGTAAGCAATCTTACTGTTTCCTAAAGTAGCGAATTTTGTTAATATATCCACTACAATAACAGCAGATTGAAAAAATGCAGAGTTGTTGAGGTCTGTCTGGGTACTACCCTCTGACCTGATAAGTACATAGTTGCCATTCTGATTAAGAGGCACTGCATCCTTATAGACTGGCACAGAGATAACCCCATCGAGGGCTTTGTACCATTCTGTCTTTAGGTCGTATAGTGCAGTCTTAAATGCCACTTAGTATGCGGTTTATACGTTGTGTTAGTGATTTTTGCACAATAGGTATCTGCTTGTAAAAAAATGGCTTTGGACTGATACCATTCTTTAGAATACTCATTGTAATTGCAAAAGCAATGCTCAATCGTTGGTCTTTAGTTTGTCTGTTCTTTCTTTTAGTCTTTACATTGTATGTTACCCCTATTCCCTTGCGTTTTACCCAAGAGTAAATAGACATAAGCATCTCAATCCAATCGCCTTTTTTCTCGCCCCCTTTGAACTGAGCAGCGTACTCCTCAGTACCGGGGTAAGGCTTAAACTTTCTCTTTGTACCAAACTCAATATAAGGAGCATAAGAGGCATTAGCAGATACCATATAGCTGTATGGTGTTTCTCTTTTGTAAGATATAGACCTAAGCAATGTACCTCTGTCTCCACCTTGACCAGCTAAGTCTCTTTTAGCTAAAGCAACAAACTCCATAGCACTAGCCTCGACTTCGGCTTGTACCTCATCTTTCATGGCTTTACTAGCCGAATTTAATCGACCAGATAATTTGTCAAATCCTATGGTTGTTACCTTAATCAAGCTCAAATATTGCTAATCCAGTTATCTCCCAGTTAAATCGTTTTTCATCAATCCTACGGACACTACCTATTGAGTAGGTCTGTCCAAAGTACTCTATTCGGTAGTCAGGTGTGATATTGTAACCCCTAAAAGGAATCCTAAAGGTCTTAGTATCTGACATCTCTGTTCTACCATCCGCTTGACTCCTTGACCCACCGCCATCCTCTACCTCAGCCCACATCTTGTAGGTTGTAGCTACCGACTCGGTAGCATCTCCATTGGCATCAATGGTCTGGGTATATTTTAGCAGCTTTATGGGCTTTAGGTTACCTATCATCCTAACCAGTTTGTAGTTTTATATCTACTTGCCAGATTCATGGCCTCGCGGCTCATGCCATCGACATTCTCATCCCCTCTATTGATATACCTGTAAGCGACCTCTTTGTACATGGCATCCTTTAAGCCTTTAGGTAAGCTAACATAACCAGCCTCGTAAAGCATGGTCATATTTTCATACTTAGGCCATTTTAGGATTCTGCCATTTAAGGACACCTCAAAGTCATCTGTACTAATACTATCCCCCTCATCATCTTTTACGTTAATGATGGTAGTAACTGGACCAAACGGAATCTCAAAGCCACCAGCCAAGTTAGTGAATTCAATCTCCCATATTTTAGGGATTAAGCTCAGGCCAGTAAACTCCTCAATCCTCTCTCTAGCAGACCGAATCAATGTTTCTATAATAGCATCATCATCGTTAAAGTCGGATGGTATGCTATCTGACTGATCGATAAACCCTTCTAGTCTGAGATAGTTTTTAACCTCCTCGACAGTTAAAGGCTCATTGATGCCAGATTCATTGGTTTGGTCATCCCAGTCGATAAGTAAGTTGTACAGCATAGAGATTTATTAAAAAAAGGGGCCAGCCGAAACCGGCCCCACCACATCAAACCACAGCACCTATTTTAGATATTTCCAAAATCACCGTAGATGATCGCATCTGTGCGGAGGAGGTTGATGTCCTCAAAGCACTCAACACGAGCAGTTACAAGGTTTCTTTGGAAGTTGTCGCTATCCTCATAAGAGAACTCAACACGCAGACCTTCAGTCTCAACACGCTCTACATAGTTAGAGTCGATGATCAGACACTTGTCATCAGTAACCCAAGAGGCACCGATTACAGGCACTCCAGCGATACGCACGTTACCAGCGGGGTCGATAACAACACCACCAGGTACAGAGTAGTCCATAGGCTTAGTTTTGAGCAAGCGAGCCCACTGCTGGTAAGATACCAGAGCAAATGAAGCATCGAAGTCAGCAGCCAGTTGGTTAGCAATCCAGTCAACCAGTTGCTCTACGTCAACAGTTGCAGAGGTAGTAGTAGAACCAGTAGCACCTTGGCTAACAGCAGCAAAGAAAGTGCTGTTCTCTTTTTTGTAGAAGTCACGGAGCAACATACGCTGCAAAGTGTTCTGCAAGAAAGGCAGTTGGAACATCATCTGCTTTGAGAAACGAGCAAAACCAGCGATGTAGTCAGATACTACTTTTACCTCAGTCAGGTCGTAGTCGATCTGGCTCTTAGGATTTCCTTCTGTTTGCTTCTCGATAGAACCTTCAGAACCAGTCTCACGATAGGTTACATAAAGTCCGGTAGGAGATACAGCAGTAGGAACCAAGTCGCGGAAGTTGATCTTCTGAGCAGGAACCAAACCTTGACGCTGATTGTAAGTAGCAACACCATCGCCAGTCAAGCTAGCAGTAGTAGTCATTGTACCAACAGTCTTAAGGTCGATTACGAGCTTAGCATTCTTGTCCTTTTGGAAATGCTTGATCTCAGCTTGCTTAGACTCGAAAGCCTCAGCGATAGCCTCGTTGTAAGCCTCACCGAAAGACTTGTTCTTGTTGTCAACTTTCTTAGCTGACTTCTCAGCGATCAGTTGGTCAAGAGCAGCTTGGTTCTTCTTAGAAGCCTCATCCATAGTAACAACAGCAGCCTTTACTTCAGCTACTTCGTTTTTAACATCAGCAATGGCAGCCTCATTGGCAGCCTTCATCTTTTCTACTGACTCGGTAGCTGATTTTACCGCAGTCTCGATGCTTTTCAATTCATCCATTGTTAGGAATTTAATTTAGTTAATAGATTATTCAAATTATGCTTAAGTCCACTTAAGTCAATCTCCGGCTCCTTGGTTTCTACAACTGCTTCTGCGGGTTGCTCTACTTTAGGAGTGGATTCAATAGATATAAGGGATTTAATTGCCTCGTTTATTTGTGCTACTCTGATTTCGATAAACTCAAAAGCCTCATCAGAGAAGCGGCCATCTTTCAATGACTTTAAGAGCATACTCAGCTCTTTAGACAGTTTCTCATGCTGGCTAATAACCTCCTCGGTTGACTTACCTACTTCGATTGTAGGTGTGTTGATATTAGCACCCCAGAGTACAGCCGAACCTTCAAAAAGCAGAATCTCTTTGATGAGGTTATACTCACCCTCTACACTTTTCTGGTTCTCTTGCTTAATAGTTCTAAAGCCAACAGAGTGTTGGTTAATATGACCAGACTTGTAGAACTCTAGGACATCGTTGCCCCATGTTGTGTTAGGCACATCGGTTATTCCTACCAGATAATCCTTTTCTACATACAGCTCAGAGAACTTTCCAATGGCTGACTTTAGACTAGGATTGTGGTCTGTCAAGTGCCAAATAAGGTTAGCACCTTTAGGACCTCTTTCTGTTAGTGTCTTAGTGTAGGCATTGTGGTCGATAACATCGTTATCAAAGTCCTTACTGCCCATCTGGCTGATAGCTACCTTTACCTTTCTAGTGGTAGTGCTAACATCCTGCACCGAGTTGCTTACTGTCTTTTGTTCAAAGTATCTTTTCATATTCAATATTTTGGGAGGGTTGACCCTGGTTATTGTTTCATTATTCCGCAGTATTGACCGTAGTCGATCAAGCACCTCCCCTGTTTATTAGTCTGCCTCTACTATCTCTTTTAGGTACAACAATATAAGAGCATCTGCAATTTATGACCATCGCTGCCGAGCCACCGGGAGCTAAAGGATATTCTATATTCTCCCCGCTTCTAGGATCGACAAAGTTGTCATAAAAGTCAACCACCTGACCATCCATGTTAAAATGGTCTTTGGGTTGCTCTGGCTTAAAACCTCTGGTCCTTGAATCTCTAAAGGCAATCCATTCTTTGACCATTGCGTAGTCAAAAGACTCGGCTGCTGCCTTTATTCCAGTGTTGGCTGCCCGACCTACCTCCGTTCTCACAATCCTTTCGGCTTGCATGGCTGTAAACCCTGAGTCTTGTAGAATCTTTACTATCTCATCTACGGTTTGCTCTTTTATGATAGCATTCTGTAAAACGAGTAGTAAATGGTTTCTAAGTGTCTCTGAGGTCTTGACTACCGCAAACTGGAGCAAGGTCCTTTCTAACTCATCCATGATAAACCTAGTCCACTGCTCATCTCTGCCTATCCCTTTCTGGTTAGCCTCCCTTCGGATTAGCTTATACATCTGGTTGGCATGGTAGAGACCTACTTGCTTGTAGATGGCCTCTATTGGTTTATAGAGCTCATCATTCCAAAGCTGTGTCCTTAGTCTTGTCTGAGCTTGTCTGGCTCCAACTTTCTTTATTGTACCTATCAAAGAGCTGACAACCTTATCTAGTTGTCTTTTG